ATAGAATCAGGTGCAATCTTCATGCCCTGATTAGTAGTATTCCTTAATCCTTTAGGATTATAGAGATAGTAAGTATGGGACGTTTGCGTGAGTTGAGTGTTAAGATCTGCACTACGCATTGCGTTTGGATCTTTCGATTCAAACTCAGTCACTTTACGAATCTTACGAGGATCGATATACCTCAGTTCTGTAAGTCCGCTACGAGGATTCTTAGGGTCGATGATCTTATGAAAGAATAATCTACCGTCAACATACCAACGACGGAAGATCTCATAAGATCTATTATCAAAGTCTAGAAGACGGAGAATCTCATCGAACTCCTCTCTTATTAACTTCTTAATCTTTTCTGATTGCTTAAGGTTGCTTAGTTCAACCTCAACTGGTACATCATCAAAGTTACCGCAGATGGTTTCGTTAACGACATCATCTACTGCGCTGTCACATTCTGGTTGGAGAACCATCTCTCTATAACGAGAGATCAGTTCATATTCATTACGAATAGTCCCATCAAAATCAACAGAGTATCCATAGTGACCGCCACCGACAATCGGTTGCGTACCATCCATACTATCCTTCTGAACAAAAGAAGGTCCCTTAGGAACCTTCTTTGCTCTCTGGAGTGAAAATCCGAAGAGTTGAGACATTTTATACTATAGTATTGTTGTTCCTGTCTTATTTAGGAACTTTCTAAAACCTTATTTTTTAGTTTGTTTTCCGCCTTCAGTCTTCTCGCCCTTGTAAACTGGTTTCCAGTACTGGACTTGAAGTTCTACGGTAAACTCGGAGATAGCGTCATTGCTTCCGTAATCAAGATCGATTGCAGCAACGTTAGTTGGGAAAGTATCATAGAAACGATACTCTGCAAGAACCTTAGGATCTGCCTCTGCATCTGCTGAATCTTTTAGATCGCCAAACCTATCATACTGAATAACTCTCATGTCCTTGAAATAGGATCCAACGTCTGATCCTGCAGTAGTAACGTTTTGAGTATACTCTTGAACACCCTGTGCCCAACTTTCAAATGCGTTACGAAGAACGAAGTCTTTATCGTTCATGATAGTGATGGTCCAAGGTTCAAATGTACGGTCACCTGCAATCTTGAGTACGCGACCTCTGTAAGGGACTTCGACAATACCCAACTGTGTTGCGGGTAAGTTCGCTGCTCTCACGGTAAACTCACCGAGTTTTGCTGCTTCTTGTCCGCCTGCGACTACCGATGGGAAGTCAATGACGCATTTGAACAGGTTAGGTCTAGAAAAATCACCGCTGACTCTAGATTTAAATGATTGAATTCCTGCCATGGTAGGTTAATATAAAACGCTTTGTCCTATTATTTAGAACAAAGCGTTTTTTCAGAGGTTTTTATTTAATTTTAACTTGCGACTTCTTGGAAAGAAACTCCAGTTCTAGTAGCAACGAAAGTCAGAGTAATGTAGTTGATAGTCCTTGTTGGTTTCACAAAGATTTCAGCGTTGAACTCACCTCTGTCAACAGACTCAGGTGGGTTGTTCTCGCTGTCACACTTAACTAAGAAGTCAGTTACACCACGACGACCTTGAACATCTCTCAAGTATGGTTCAACAATGTTGAGGAAGAGTCCTCTTTGTTGCTCATCGTTCTGTTCAAAGAGTTGTGACTTAGCAGCACCAGAGATAACTCTCTCAATAGTGAGGAAGAGACGTCTAACATTGATTCTATCGAATGCAGAAGCAAATGCCTGTGCGGTCTTGTCACCGTAAAGAACGATACCCTGACCTGGGAAGGAAACGATTGGGTTAACTCTTGCAGAGTAAAGTCTGTCACGCTGAGTCTTGTTAGGAGTGAATGCAAGTTTGATAGCATTTCTAACTTGACCGCGAGCGAAACCTGCAGGTGAGAACCATGGTTCTGCAACTTCAGTTGTTTGTAAGCAAAGACCTGCAACGTCACCGTTACAAGGAACGTATCTGTATACGTCGTTGTACTTATCGTAAATGTACTTATAACCAGAGTCAAATACCATGTAAGAAGAACTAGGTAGTTGATCAAAGAAGTTAATGATATTAACAGTTTGAGTTGCTGCGCTACTGACGCCAATCACGTTTCCTCTACGAGGAGAAACGAATAGCATACAGTCTCTTCTTTCTTCAACAATACTGACTAGAGCAGCAACCTTAGAGATAGCAGCAGAATCAGTTGCGCCAGAAGGACCTGCTAAGATGAAGTCGATGACTTGTGATTCTGGGTCATCTACCAATCCATATGCAGTAGCAAGACCTGCTGAAGTAATAGTATACTCACCACCAGAAAGTGCATAGTCAGCACCACTACCAAGTCTGTAGTAGAAAGTAGCGTTCTCGTCAGATCCAAGAGTAACTGCACCTGCAGGATAATCTACAGTACCTGCAGTTGAGCGAAGTAAGTTGAACTGTCTAGAAGCAGCACTTTGTCCCCAGTTACCTGCAGAAGCAGAAGCAGTAGCAGCAAACAGTGTAGTTTCGTGCTCACCCCAGAAGACATAAGCAGATTTCTGCTTGATAACTTCAACGTAGTAATTGGTCTCTCCAAGAGAAGACTTACCATCAGATGCTTTAGAAACACCGATGTATCTCTCAAGAACAGTACCTGCGTTACCAGTGATCTTACCATCAACGTCAGTTACGAGGATGTGAAGTTCGTCTCTAAATCCACCGTTTGCACTAGTGAAAGAAGAAGTTGAAGGTCTAGGAGCAACTTCAACCCATTTCTGACCTGGAAGATACTCACGCTCATCATACTCAACTCTTACTAAACTAACTGCAACAGCAGTAGAGTTAGTATCAGCGATACTGTCAGCAGCAGCAAAGTCAACTGAACCTTTGTCTTTTGCGACATAAACACGTCTTTCGATACCAGAAGTTTCGATTACTGCAGTGTTAGAACCCTGAGTAATAGTCTGACCATCAGCAATGATACCAGTAACACCACCAGAAGGAAGACCGATTTCAATCTTTCTGTTACCTGCATCATATGCAAGTACATTAACTGTTTGTGCAGAACCAGAAATACTGATTGAAGTTGTAGTTCCAGGAACGAATGATCCTACTACAGATCCAACTGTAAGGACAATGCTATATTTGAAAACTTTACCTGCTGCACCAGTAGCAGAAACGCTAAGTGCTTCACCAGAAACGAACTCGTGATCGTTACCTGATCCAGGAGCAGGAACAACAGCGATCTGGTCAGCACCAGAGTCTGTCATGAAGATACCGATTGAGTTTCCTTTAGTACCAGGAGTTCTTGCTGCCCAATTCCAGTTATTACTTGCAGTCTCGTATGTAGTCTCGTAGTCTTGTAAATTCTTAATCTTTGGTGCAGTGCCTGTATCAACAGCATTCTTTAAAGTATCGCTGTCAGCACGGATTGTTTTTAGTACTCCACCGTATGATAGGAACTGCGCTGCAGTATACCAGTACTCATAGTTGTAGTCGTTTGGTTCACCAAACTGTGCTACAAGTTCTCTTTCAGAACCGATTTCCAACACTGATTCAACAGGACCTAATTCAAAAGGTGCTGCAATCACACCAACGTTCGCGGTGGATAATGTTGTAATAGTTGTCAGATCTCTTTCCTGGACTACGACTCCAGGTGAGGATTGATTAGCTGCCATTGTTTAAAACTCCTAGATTTAGTGCCCTGCACTTGTTGTCTAGGATTATTTATAAAAATGAAATGCTACCTATAGTCCCACATGTATGATTTATCTCCATATTCCGCGACTTTCCAGACATCGCCCTGAGCGTCTGCGAAGTACTCGTCATCCATACCATCAGAAACGAACCCAAAAGGTGCCATATCTTGTTCGATTGCGTCTCGTTGATCTTCATAGATCCGCGCACGCACATCATTATCATGCATCTCTTTGAAGTATGGTTGTGTTGCCATCCATGAGAATATAACCAGACACATTGCTAGGTCATCGTTACATCCATCTTCCGCTTGGAATGATTGACCCTTTGCGATAAAGGTAGTTAGTTCTGCAATAGTGTCGTAGTCTGGAATTACTAATTTATCATCTTCAATCAATGCTTTAAGGTTGGAACATCCAACTTGCTTGGTAGCACTTGACATCTTGATACCTAGTTGAGTCTTCTTACCAGAGAACCCTTGACCTAATTGTTGTCCTGCTCTACCACGCATCGATGCCATCAGTAGATTTTCATACTCCAGATCATACTGAATAATATCCGCAACCTGTCCACCAATATCATTTACTTCACATAAGATGTATGCATTGTTAAAATTCTTTGCTACGTCCACCACAACATTTGGTAAGACGATTGGTTTGATCTCGTTGTTCTTATATCTAGCAACCATTTTATATGGTAGTTCTGAGGTATCAAATACTGCGAATGCTGAGTAATCATGTCCTACACCACGAGACACGTCAACAGTTAGTATATAATCATGGTCTTCTTGTACAGATTCAAACAGTGCAAGACCTCTGTTCTCTTTAATTGGATCATGGTATGCCATAGTCCTGAGTTTACTAGGACTGATTAATGTATCAACAGAGCCCAGGAATTCACATTCAAATTCAACTTTGAACTGTGCTTCTGATGTGTTCTTGATAGTTTGTTCTTTCCAGACCTCATCTCTGCCTGGAACTTGTGACCAATGTACTTCTGTTGGTAGATATTCATTCTGACCACGTTCCGCATCATGCCACAATTTGTAGAACATGTTCATCCCGTGAGGGGTAGAAATGATAATAACCTTTGTGGACTTACCAGAAGATATAGTAGGATAGACAGAACTGAAAAACTGGTCA